GTGAAGCTCCGCCAGCCAACGCAACCGGAGAAGTAGAACCCGGAGCAGAGGGCGAAGTAGAACCCGGAATTAAAACCCCAGTAGGAGAAGAATTTGGATCATCTCATCGATTTTCCCTTCGTCCCGGCTTTTCTCACAAGAGCGCCAAGCGACGTAAGTTGAAAAGCTTGCTGTCTAAAGCGCAACGAGCAGGTGCTACACTAGAGACAACATTAGACTTTGGGCATAAAGTAATGTCTATAAACGAAGCAATGGACGAAGCCGGATTAACACCGATGGAATGTGGATTCGATAATCAACCAGCTGTTAGCGGCGTCGATGCAATGCTAGATTTTGTCTCAGGCTTTTGGAATAAAGAAGATAACAATTTTCCAAGGGGCGCAACTGGTGTAAAAACTATACTCAAGAAGAAATTCGAAGATGGTGAATTTGAAAATGCAACGGAAGAAGATATCGAACATGTGTTTTCCGTAATAGAAAAGTTAGATCCATCCGGCAATATTTCTAGAATTAAGCAATTAGCAGGGTTAGGTAGTCACGGAGATAGCAGATTACCAATGAAAAAATTAGTAATGTCGATGCAAGAATCTGTCATTGATTCCATGAAGACATTCATCAACAAAATTAATAAGGATCAATGATATGAATAAGGTAACAGAACAACAACTAATGAGTGCTACTTCTTTGCTACGGGAATATATTGCTGTAGTAGAAGCCGATGACTTAGTCACAGTAGACGGCGAAGCACAACCGCGATCCGAATTAGAAGCAAGACGAAACAAGCTACAACAACTTATAAACAACGGGCAAAGCAATGCTGGCGGTGTGGAAGAACTTAAAAGAATCAATACAGCATTAGGTGGCAGTAAAACACCGGCTGCTACACCTGCTCCGCAAAGCCCGGCGAGTCCACCTAAATTAATCACTGTAGACGGCGAAGCGCAGACACAAGGAGACTTGCAAGCAAGGCGCGACTTTTTACAAAAAAATATAAATTCGCTTGGTGCGGGCGGAACAGAAGAACTCAAAAGAATTAATGCCGCATTGTCGAAAGAACAAACACCAGCAATAAAAGCACAAAATAATACAAATGATTGGGGGACAGATCCTGAATGGGCATCTGCTGCAGGCACTCAAAATATACAACAAACTGTGCAAAATAATAATACCGCAGACTGGGGACCAGATGCTAAGTGGGCTACGCCTGCTGCAACCGCCACAACTGGCGGAAGTGGAAAGAAGGTTACTACCGCACCTGCCGCCAAAGCACCTGCCGCCAAAGCACCTGCCGCCAAAGCACCTGCCGCAAAACCTGATCCTACCGTTATGTTTCAACAACAAGAACTCAATAAAAGAGGTGCTGGGCTGACTGTTAACGGTATTAAAGATCAAAAAACTATTAATGCTTTAAAACAATATAATTCCGGCAAATTAACACCGTATGTAGATCCTGGCAGCGCCCAAGGACAAGCCCTCAGACAGCAATCTACCGCACCTAAACCGGAAGTAGCTCCCCGCCCAACTGCGCCTAGAACTAATTCAGTTGATTCTGCTATGGGTTCGTTTGCTACGGAATCCTCATATTCAGATGTTCCTACATTAGCAAGAATTACTCAATTAGCAGGTCTATAATTCAAGGGATGATTTAATGAATACATTTACTGAAAAAGAGCTACTAAGATTAAGTAAATCTTTAAATAATAAAGTGAAGCTTATTCAAGAAGACACACCAGGCAGAACATGGGGTGATACTTTAAGTGGCATTGGGCATAAGATTGGTGATATAGGTAACGACAGCGAAATCGAAGGAATTACTAAAAGACGAGAGTATGCCGAAACAGAACTGGCTGCTGCAAAAGACAGATTAACTAGTGTTACAGCAGAAATAGAGCAACTATCTCCACAAAAAACAGACCCAAAAGTATATGCTAATTTAACTAAGTTAGATAAAGAAAAAAAAGAACTAACTGCTCGTATTCAGTATATGACAAATCGAGTGGATTCGTATAAAAAAGACGAAAAAGAAATAATGAACAAAACTCCGGTAGGAACAAGCACGCCAGCTGCTGCACCTACCGGAGCAACACAGCCTGCCACACCAGCAACCGCAGAACAGCCAATCACAGTACCTGCCGACACGGGCGGCGGTGGGAAACCAACCGGCGTTAAGCAGTCCGTTAAATATACAGATTTTCAAAATGATACTGCCAGGCCCGGGTTAAGAAAAACAGGCTCTGCTGAAGTATACGACAAGCAAGTTAAATATAACAAAGATAATCCTGATAAACAGCAAATTACTACGGACGGAATAGAAGGTGACGAAACTCGTACTGCCCTTGGTATGTCTACAACCGGCACATCAGGAGTAAATGCAACAAAAAATAATAAAAGTTCTAAAACTACTTCTCAAAAAAGTAGTCCTGCAAGAACTAGTATGATTAAACAAATGCAATCTGATCTTGGTGTTAGACAAAGCGGTGACTTCGACCAAGAAACTACTAATGCACTTATTTCACGACCCGATGTGGCAGCGTCATACGGCATGCGATCCCCAACCCCTAAACCAAATAGACCTGCCCCGATAGCAGCTAAGAAGCCGGCAGACTCCGCGCCGTTTGATTATGCACAACGATTTAACGAGACAACAACTTTTTCTACGTTGCCTACTATTAACAGAATGCAGGAATTAGCTGGACTAAAATAGAAGATAAATACTTGACGCAAACTTAAAAACACTTTACAATTAACTTTAAATTGCATCGATGGGCGATGCCTAAACTCTCCATTTATAAACTAAGGAAAATAACAATGGCTACTTTACAAGAAATTCGTGACCGCTTAAAACAAGCAGACAAAAATTCAAATGAAAATCGTGGGATGGATAAGGCTGTTTATCCGTTCTGGGATACCAAGGAAAACGCTGAATCGGTAGTAAGGTTTCTACCAGATGGCGATCAAAATAATACTTTTTTCTGGGCAGAGCGACAGCTTATTAAGCTGCCGTTTGGCGGAATTAAAGGTGAACCCGATGCTAAACCTGTAGTTGTTCCGGTTCCGTGTAATGAAATGTTCGGCGGAACTTGTCCTATTCTTACAGAAGTTCGTGTTTGGTTTAAGGACGCTTCGCTCGAAGCAATGGGACGCAAGTACTGGAAGAAGCGTACTTATTTGTTCCAAGGCATGGTAGTGTCAGACGGTGTTGGGGAAGAAGAACCACCCGAGAATCCAATTCGACGACTAATTCTTACCCCACAAGTTTATCAACTTGTTCGTGCAGCATTGGTAGATCCTGAACTAGAGGAACTGCCTACTGATTATGTACACGGACTTGATTTTCGGATTAAGAAGACTAGTAAAGGCGGGTATGCTGATTATACTACTTCGACTTGGTCTCGCAGGGAACGTCCGTTGTCCGATAAGGAACGAGATGCGATAGATCAGTTCGGATTATTTAATCTAGCTGACTTCCTCCCGAAGAAGCCTTCCGATATCGAACTTGCTGTCATTAAAGAAATGTTCGAGGCGTCTGTAAACGGCGAAGCATATGATCCGGCTCGGTGGGGACAATATTATAAGCCTGCTGGTATGAGCCGTAGCACTAGTGATAATGCGTCTACTACGCCTGCTCCAAGTCGTACACCTGAACCGATTCGTGCGGCAGAAACACCGACTTATGTAGCAACTCATACCGACATACCCTCGTCAAAGTTCGAAGAGGATTTGCCGTTTGATCCTGAGCCGCAAGTAAAACCAGAAACGACTTCTGCAAACGATACTAGAGCGCAAGACATCTTAAAGATGATTCGTAGTCGCCAGAAGTAATTAAAGTGAAAGAGTGACAGAATATTCTGTCACTCTTTTTTCGTTTCTAGAAAGGAGTTATTAATGAATAAACCATTTGATTTATCAAAATTACGTAAGACTTTGACTAAAAGTATTACAGGGCTAAGTATCGGTTTTAACGACCCAACAACATGGATTGACACAGGTAATCATTCGCTAAACTACCTAATATCCGGCGACTTTTTTAAAGGCATTCCTCTCGGAAAAGTATCAATGCTTGCGGGAGAAAGCGGTTCAGGCAAGAGCCTTCTGGCTGCTAATGTTATTAAACACGCCCAAGATATGGGCATTTACGTTATTCTTATTGATACGGAAAATGCATTGGATGAGTCTTGGCTTAGGGCATTCGATATCGAAACCGACGAAAGTAAAATTCTAAAATTGAATATGGCAATGGTTGACGATGTTGCTAAGACTATTACTGAATTTATTAAGGAATATAAAGAAATTCCAGAAGAAGACAGACCAAAAGTATTGTTTATTATCGATAGTCTTGGAATGCTTCTCGTAAACGCGCAAGTAGAACAGTTTGAACGAGGCGAACTTAAAGGCGATTTTGGTCATAAGCCCAAGGCACTTAAGGCCCTGATTACTAACTGCGTTAATATGTTTGGCAACTTAGGAATTGGATTACTAGCGACAAATCATACATATTCCTCACAAAATATCTTCTCCCCCGATGATGTAATAAGCGGCGGGTCTGGTCCAATTTTCGCAGCATCTATTCTTGTTGCCATGAAAAAAGGCAAATTAAAAGAAGACGAAGACGGCGGCAAGATAACAGAAGTGGCAGGCATTCGTGCCATGTGCAAAGTAATGAAAACTCGGTATAACAAGCCATTTGAAGGTACCGAACTTAAGATTCCTTATGCAGGTGGATTAGATCGATATTCTGGGTTGTTTGAGTTATTCGAAGGACATGGGATGCTGACCAAAAACGGGAATAGATATTCTTATGTATCGCTTAACGGTGATAAAATTAACTTATTCAAGAAGGAATGGTATAAGAATACAAATGATTGTTTAACCGTAGTCATGTCGGACATTATGAGTAAGCCGGGCGGTTTATTTAAACCCGACTTCGACATGCCCGCAATTAACGGCCCAGAGCAACGCGAAGCATTTGACGAAGAACAAGTATCTGATTTGAGTGAAGAAAACTAAACAATATTGCAGCCCTTGACTGCTAAATATAGCGTTCTTGAAACTTAAAAAGGAGAATAATATGTTAAATGAAACTGAAATAAACGATATTTGGAGTCTTATTAATGAGTTTGTCGACAAGGAAGTTATCGACGAAACCGCCGAACGATATGTGGATCTTTTAGTGGATCATAATGTTACAGATAAGACATTGAACAGAGTAATGGGCGCAGATCCTATATTAGACCAAGCAATTGAGTATTATCTAGAGCAGGACGACGAGGAAGAAGAGGAAGAAGATTCTTTTGACGAACTGGTGTTTTAATGGGATGGTATAATAAAGTTAATAAGGATATTATCAATATTCCTTTAGCAATTGATTATTACGAACAAGAATTAATTTCTGCTAAAAAAGAATGTGGTATATCCGGGCTTATCGAAAAGGCGTCTGCTGCAATGCCGGGCATTGTGGAACATCGCTATTGTCAACTACAAGAAATTGATGCTATACTCGAATATCTTAACATAGAGCATAGACGCATCAAAAGTAAAGTTTTTAGAAAATATCTAGAGACATACCAACGTGCTCTGAGTAGTCGTGATTGTGACAAATATGCCGAGTCCGACGATGAAGTGGTTGACTTTGAAAAATTAGTAAATGAATTTGCTTTACTTAGAAATAAGTGGTTAGGTATTACCAAAGCATTAGACCAAAAGTCGTTTTCATTGAATAATATCATAAAATTACGATGTGCGGGATTAGAAGACGCCACTCTTTAAACAATAAAAAATGGGCAATATTGCCCATTTTCACTAATGCCAACTCATGAATACACCACCTAATAGAATTTATATTTCCGACAGCCGGTTAGTTATTGAGCATGTTGGATTATATAGGTTACTAGACAAACTAACTTCACTTGATTATTTTAAACATAATCACTGGTCTTCTTTCGAAAAGTTTTGTTATTTAGAATTAAATGAAGAGGCTATTGTAACAGTAATGAATTTCTTTAAAC